GGCTGATTCTGTGCCCGCCCCGAAGCCAAATGGCAATGGCTATGACACTTGCTCGCCGCATCGCAGTAGGCGGCCTTAGCGCCCAGTCCCGACCTTTGTTTTATCCACTCACGCTTTCCCGTTTCTCATTGTGATCCTGATAGAACTAATTGAACTGCTGCATAAGGCACAAATACAGGCTGGTCCTTCCGCCCCTGTGCTCCTGTGCTTTGAGCCAGGGGCCATGGAAAATGGCTATGACGAAAAGGTCACTGAAGGCATCAGCGACGTGCGCCTTGTTGATGACTGGCCCCTGCCTGGTGAAAGCCTCGTCACTCACGAAAGCGACAAACCAAAAAAGCTGGTCTTGTTTTACGACAACCACTACAATCTTGACTCTTCCCTCACCCCCCCCTCTGTCGTCAGCCAATGAGTTATCAATCCGCAAACAAAGCCATCATGGATGCGTTTGAGCAATGGTGGCACCTCGAAGGAAGTGCCATGCGCCCCATAAGCAAAGAGGACCAAGAAACACACGCCAAAAGAATTTCAGCAATCGCCTGGAGCACTGCCGCATACAACTATTTCTGATGACCCATTCCTTTCCCCTTTATTCCCCTAGCGACTTCTCCATGGATCAAGCTTCTTCTACGATGATGACCGAACGCAGCCTTGGCATCTTCCAGGCCCTTGACATTCCCGCTGATGCTTTTGCAAAGGCTTATGACCTTGCCATTGGTGAACATGTAGAAAAGAACTACAAAGGGCTTTCTTATCTGTCTTGGCCATTTGCCTTTCGCTACCTAAAAGAGCAATTCCCTTCCTTATTTGTAGCTTTTGAAGAGGCCGCTGCAGGCTGGCCAGTATTTGGAAAAGAAGGTTGCTGGCTTCTGCGCCCGTATCTAACGGACGGCATTCGCCGCACTCCTGCGCTTGTGTTTCCCATTATGGACAACAAGCACAATGCAGTGAAAGAGCTTGATGCTCGTCAAGTGAGCGACAACATTCAACGCGCCAGTGTGAAATGCATTGCCACTTTTACTGGGCTTGGCCTCAAGCTTTATTCCGGCGAAGATATCCCCAAGAGTGACGATGAAAAGGCAGCGCCCCAACTCGCGGACCAACGGGAGGCTAAGAAGCCAACTGCGCCGGCTGATGCAGCAGTTGGAGAAGTTGCAGCTCCTGCCCCCGATGCCCCCAGTGAGTTCAATGGCAAAGAGGCGCTTTTTAGCCTCGGAAGCGCCAACCCCTTGGACTATGCAAACCGCACCGCAAGCATGAAAGCGGTGAAGGCTGGCCTTGAGGCACTGGGGCTGTCTAAAGGGGAAGACATTAAGGACAAGGCAATGTTTGCCAATGTCGTTACGACCATGGCCGCTTCATGGGCAAAGGAAAAAGGCATCACGGTTGACAAGGCTGCGATGGTAAAAGAAGTGGATTCACTTCGCGCCATTTGTACGGAGGGCACTGTAGAGCAGGCCATTCAAGGCGTAAAGGCGTGGAAGGAGGGAAAGCAATAGACCTAGCAGCGGCCCGTCTTGCACGGGCCTTTGCTGGGGAGATTATTACGGACAGCGACGGTCTTTTATCTAACGCACTATGAACATTCTTCTGATTCTTATTGTTTCTGCTGCTTGCTTGTTGTCTATTTGGCTTCTAGCAGTGGCCTTCACTGCGCTCGTTGAACATTTATTTGGTTTCGCAAATGATTGACCTTTCCCTTCTCGCTAACTGCCCTAAGTGTGGGAGCTTGTGGCATGAAAAGCCTATTCCCGAAGCGGAACAGCATAATTTTGGCGACAAAAAATTCTTTTCACGGGTGATGGGCATTTATTCCCGTGACCGGGACTGTACAGTTGCCTATCAATGTCCAGACTGCGGCACTTGCTGGGACCGTGAAACCAGCAAAATTCGACCATCTTTTGAGCTTGGAGCCCTTGGCCAATAGGCATGGCCTGTTACGATCTAAGCCTTGAAGCCCTCGCTATGCCTGCCCTTCAGCATTACGAACCTTGTCGTATCAGCCTTAATAAAAAAAGGCACTACCAATGCCTAGGGCTTCCAAATGCCCCCGAGGGGGTCTTGCTTCCCTCTGTTACCACGGTGCTGTCTTCCATGGCGCCAGTGGGCAAGATCATGGCTTTAATCAATTGGCGAAAGCGAGTTGGAGAAGAAGAGGCCAAAAGGCGCACTAGGCTTGCTGCCAACAGGGGAACATGGATGCACGGAGTAATTGAAGATGCCTTCAAGGGGGATGACATTGAGCATCATCTTGAGGCGGCGCCAGATTGGAAGCCATATTTTGAAACAGTGGAGCCATTCCTTGATTGCATCAGTGAGCCGGTACTGGTAGAAAGCGCTGTCGCGTGGTGGAGCCCAGGGGATGAGATTGGCTTTAGTGGCACATTAGACACGGTGGCCAAGATGACCAATGGCTTATTGGCCCTTGTGGATTGGAAAACCAGTTACAAGGAAAAGCCTGACTACCAACTTGCTGACTACAAGCGACAATTAGGAGCTTATGCAATGGCAGCGGAACAATTACATGACTGTTCCATTGATGAAGCTTGGTGCGTTATTTCTTGTTACGACCCAGAGCAAAAGGATGTTGCCCCGTCGTTGCAGCTTGTGCATCTTGATGGTTTTGAGCTGATCAGCCAGCAGCGCATCATGCACGACACCACAAGGAGGTATTTCAGCCAGTTCTACCCAGGCGGCAAGGCAATGACTTTAACCGTTGACAAGGGGTGACAATGGGAAGGGAATGGTGTACGATGATCGAGCCCTGAACAAGGGCGTCCATCCCTCCTACGGAAAAACACTGTGGCTAACCGCCCCCCAATCACTGCCGCCATCGACCTCACTCCCGATGTGCTCAACAAGCTCAAGGCCGCAGGCCCCAACGAGCGCGGCAACTACTCCCTAGAGGTTGCAGTCTGGGAAAACACAAAACGGTCTTCTGACAGAGCGCCTGGTTACACTGGCAGCGTCAAAGTCAAGGGCGACAAGGATGGCCCTAAAGGCTATGCAAGCGTCTGGATGAATGAAAGCGAGGAAATTCCTTTCTGATCTTCCCTTGAGTAACCACGGGCACTTCGGCGCCCCTTCTTTTTACCCTCTCAAACCATGAGCTTTCTAAACGACAAGCAAATCAGCGAGCTTGCTGAGCTAGACATTTTTCAACCGTATGTGGGCGAAAAGCGCCGGCAATTGGACAATGGCATAAAAGCTATTTCCTACGGCCTTTCGCAAGGGGGTTATGACATTCGCCTTTCTCCTAAGCAATTCTTGGTTTACTCAGGATTGAATTTTCAACTGAGCGTGACATTGGACCCAAAGGCGCCCGATCCGGCTATCCCCTATGAAGCAACTTTGATAAGCCTCAGAGGTAGCTCGTTTTTTGAGCTTCCTGCTTTTAGCTTTGGTCTTGGCACCAGCCTTGAGCTAATCACCATGCCGGCCAATGTTATCGGTCTGTGCGATGGTAAAAGCACTTACGCTCGTTGTGGCGTGATCACCAATGTCACCCCCATTGAGCCTGGTTGGTCTGGCCACTTGACTATGCACATTGCCAACCCTTCACCGTTCCCTGTGCGAATCTATGCAAATGAAGGCATTGCGCAAGTGATGCTTTACGAGTTTGACGAGCCAGTAGAGAAGCCCTACACAGGCCTGTATCAAGATCAAGGCGCTACAGTACGCCTAGCTGCCGTTTAACATCTTGAGCGCCCTTGAAGATCAATTCCTCAATCAATGGCAGGCTTCTTTTCCAAAGTTAATTCTTGAAAGGGAGTTTTCTGGTATTGATGCATGGGAAAAAGATTTTCAAGAGCGCCATGCTAAATCAAAACGTTCCAAACGCTACCGATTAGATTTTGCTCATCCCCTCTCTCGCACTGGCATCGAAATCCAAGGTGGCGTTTACAATCGTGGCCGCCACGTCACTGGCTCTGGCTATGAGCGAGATTGCCGTAAATATAATCTTGCCTATACAAGCGGTTGGACAATTTTTCTGCTCACTTCTGCCATGGCCAAAGACGCCTTCTGGCATGAGCTAATTGCTGGTCACGTTGATCTAATGCTTGACGGAGCTGTATGTTTTCCAGCATGAGACTTTGCATTGCTGTTTGCACAGAAGCCCACCCTTCCAAGAGGTCTTTGGTTATTGGCTTTAGCTGACTAATGCTTGTGCAGTCGTCAATGGCACGACGGTTCACGGCAAGGGCAAACTCGCGCTCTGTTGAATGATTGAACGGCCCCATGAAACGATTAACGTGGTTTGTGCCATCATAAGCAAACTGAACGGGAATCACAAAGGACATGGTTTTCAGCAGTCTTGACCTAGGTTACAGGAGGGTGGCCGGCCAAGGCAAAGGACAATGGGGAAAGAGCCGAAAAAGCATGGGCGGCTTGCCGAAAAGCGCTGCTGGCACTATGATTAACGGGCCTTTCCTCCCCAACAAATGACGCTGCCCTCCCTCGACCCATTAGGCGATGGCAAAAGCTTAGTGGCGCTCGTTGATTCCATGGGCAATAGCCTATCCATCGTCAATGACGCTAGGCAAAGCTTTGGCGCTTGCTCTGAGACATTCTCTGAAAAAGACGCCAAGCTCGTTAGCTATCTTGCACGCGAGCGTCACACTTCTCCTTTTCGTGGCGTAGTTTTCAAGTGGCACGTCAAGGCTCCCTTGTTCATTGCTCGTCAATGGTGGAAGCACACTGTTGCATCCACTTTTGTTGATGATCAACTGGGCTGGAATGAGAAGAGCTTTCGCTACTGCTCAGCAGAGGACGCTGAATTTTACACGCCTAGGCAATTTGCCAAGCAAAGCACAAGCAATCGCCAAGCCTCTGAAGGGCTCTTGGAAGGCAGCGATGAGGCATTGGCTCAGCAGATCTACGCGCAGGCCCTACAGGGCTGCATACAAGCGTATGAGGGGCTTCTACTGGTAGGCGTGAGCAAGGAGCAAGCCAGGGGGATTCTGCCACCGTGCATGTATTCTTCTTTTACGTGGACGTGCTCGTTGCAAGCCTTGCTGCATTTCATTAGCCTTCGCATTGGTCACGGTGCCCAAGGGGAGATTGCTGCCTATGCCAAGGCGTTGCTTGAGCTAGCCAAGCCAGTAGCCCCCGAGGCTTTTGCCGCTTTTGAAGACAACAACTATCAATTCTGATCATGCAAGAAAAATCTCGCCTCATTCTTTTCAATGGTCCGCGCCATTCCGGCAAAGACGAAGCCGCTAACTACTGCGCAAGAGAGTTCGGAGCTAACAGGTTTAAGATAAGCGGCCCCATCAAGGCTGCCATCAAAGCAATGTTCGCCCTGACGGACGATGATGTGGCCTTGCTTGAAACAATCAAAACAGAACCTTCCCCATTGCTCTTTGGCCTTAGCTACGTTCAAGCTCAAATTTCAATTTCCGAAGATTGGGCGAAGAAGGTATGGGGCAAAGACGTTTTTGGGCGCATGGCTTCTGGAGCTGTGCAGCGATGGGAAAGGTATGCAGGCAAAGGCGCTCTTTATGTTTGCAGCGACTCAGGCTTTAGCGAAGAAGCAAAGTCTTTGGTTTATGATGTTATCTTGCCGGAAAACACTCTTCTCGTTAAGCTTGATCGCCCTGGTAAAACTTTTGAAGGGGACAGTCGCAGTTACATTGATTTACCAGGAGTTGAGACTATCAGCGTTGCCAATGATACAGACCTTGCTTCGTACCACCAAACCCTTGACAGAGTGATTAGAAATTGGCTGGACGTGGGTGATCAGTGGGCGGCTCTAGGTGAGCCAGCGGGGGAAGAAACGATTTGGTATCATGTTCCTGATTACCTGCCAGCCTCAGGCGTATGCCTAACACGCGCCCCTGACGGCTTCTGCCCTATGCCAAACACACGCTTGACACGCGCCTCTAGCGGCTTCTGTCTCGTCCACGACTCAAGACAAGGGCCGTCAGAGCTTTTGCCTAATCCCATTAACTAGCCATTCCTAATTGCAACGAAGGCGGCCACGCAAAGGTCGCCTTTTCTTTTTGCTTTTCATGAATGGGCAATATGCGTTGCGCTTGCTCCATCCATTGCTCCCAGCTTGAAATGGCAGTGTGAGCACTGACGAAGCTATGAGCGTACACCCAAGCAAGAAGAACATCCTCCCTCTTTGGCGTCCAAAATTGCTGAGGGCGCCACCATTCAAACAAGGGAAGACTTCCCTTGCTTGCATTACAGGAAAGGCAGGAAGGGATATTGTTCCATTTTGCGAAGTGCGGGCCTCCTTTGCTCTTTGGCACAATGTGATCAATGGTTAACTTTTCGTTCCATACGCCACAATATGCACAGGCGCAATGGCCAAATGGCCCCCTAGAAGAGAAGTCTTCAAAAATGCTTTTGCGATAACGTCTTTTGGCATCACCAGGGCGTAATTCAATGAGCGAATGGAGAAGGTCGTCTGGTCCATTTCTCATTCCCATGGCAAGCGCTGTCTAGCCTGTCCCTAGCTTAGGCGGCCAAATCATGAAACGGCGATAGCAGTAGAATTAAAGAAAATGCAACAAGCCCCCCGTGAAACAATGGCAAGAGCAACTTGCTAACCTAGCCGTAACCGTTACGGCTGGAATGCTCCTTGCCACTGGCGGGATGATGATGGGCATTGGCCATCAGCAAGTGAAGATCACCACGCAAGTAGAAAATATCACTGAAAAGCTTGACACACTCACCGAGAACATGAAAGACTTAGAGGCTCGCGTGCGCTCTCTGGAAATTAAGCGCTAGGCTTGGGCAAATGCTTTTACTCTCATGACTGGCGTTGAATGGTTCGTTGTTGGTGGCATCGCTATTGCTGCCCTTGACCAAGTGATTCAGCACACTCCTTACAAGAGCAACAACGTTGTGCAACTTGTCTTGACTGGCCTCAAGGCTGTGTTTCGCGTGAAGGGCTGATTACTGCCAAGCCTTGTCTGCCTAAAACCCACCGTAGCATCAATCCATCATGGCATTAGTTGGCCCCAAAAAACGTCCCCAAGACTTTGGCTTCAAAGAAGGCGACAGTCATTTGATTGTCAACGATGCCATGGAGACAATGAAGGCTTTTTCTTTCAAGGGGAAGCTGCTATGGGAGATTCCATGCCTTGCGCGTGGCCAATACAGTGACTACGAAAGCAGGATTCAAAGGTCCGACACTCCCCCTGGTCTTTACAAACTGGGGCAGCTTTACAACGACTATGCTTTGCATGGCAGCAAAGCCCCCTATGATCGCACATTGATGGCCTATGGCTGGGCCTTCTATGACATGATCGACCTAGAAGGGCAGGAGACTGGCATAGGACGGGCAGGTATAGGCTTGCATGGTGGCGGTAGTGCATTGGGGTGGCCTGGAGCATGGGCGCCCAACCAGCCCCTTGTAGCCACCCATGGCTGCTTGCGTTGCAAAAACAAAGACCTAGTTGAAAGAGTGCTTCCCCTGCATAGGCAGGGCACCATTTTTTGCTCAGTCTTCCAAGAGGGTTGATGAGCAAGGAAACCATCTTCTTTGCGCTTTGCTATGAACTAGCAATACAGGCTGTCAACAAATGGCCACGCCTGCGTTTTACAGCGTGGTTCCCCTTGCTGCTTTCCCATTGCCTGCCCTTTTGGACTGAATGGAAGACTTCGCTTACGCTGCAAAAGGTGGACGAGCAAGCCAAAGGATTGGTGGGGCAATGGGAAAAAGAGGAGCGTGAAACTGTCGCTAACAAGCTCGCGGACAAGGCTCAAGAATTATTTCCTGCGGCAACCATCACGCCTATGCCCAATGCCGTGGTTCCTTCTGTGATGATTGTCCATGAAGCCC